ATTTCATCCATTTCAGATAGCTTTGCAGCTAACTTTTCTCTTAAAAATGGTCCAAAGCTTTCTTCAAGAGCGGCTTTTGCATTTGCTATTGCTGTTTCCTTGACAGCTTTAGCGTCGGCGATTGCTTCTTTAAGCAAATCTCTGTTGCTGTTCATTTTGTTTGTCCTCAAATTTTTTAGGGGAAATACGCTTATTCCGTGAAGCGTAATAAAATTATATTAATATCGATGCTATATATGTAAATAGCATATTACATCGATACATATATCAAAATTTATAAAAATCGCAAAAAGAAACCCTCCTTTTTAGGGGAGGGTTGGTCTAAGGGGACTACCCTTAGAGGGGCGCGTGTTGTATTAAAAAAGCAATTTATTTTTTTTACTTCTATTTTCGGATATGGTTAAAGGCTGAGTATTTTTGTAGTTAAAATAGGTGTAACAATCTTGTTCTGAGTTAATTAAATCTAATGGGTATATGTGGTCTACTTCCCAATAGGTTCCATGATTTTCCCAAGTCATTCCAGTTTTAAATTGGGATTCTAAATGGGTTTTATAAGTATTTACATCACATCCCAAATATTTTAATCCACTATGTAATTTAGTTATGTTGTTTTTTTTAATGATTTCATTAACTCTTAATCTAATACAATATTTTAGTTTATATATTGGATCATTTTGTTTTCGATTTTTTTGATAGTTTAAATTTTGATTAGTTTTTTTCTGGTATTGATTCCATTTTAAATTGAAACATATTTTACAATTTGCTCCGACTCCAAAACGTCCTTTTCCAGGTTTAAATTGTATTAATAATAATTCTT